TCTAAAACCTTATTCATATCAATCATTGGAGCGTCACTTTGTTCTATATCTTCTACTTTATTTCGTCTACCAAAACTAGCTTTATTGGCTATATTTTGTAGCATTTCTATAACTCCACCATCTTCATATCCGTAGACTTTGCCACCTTCGTTAAAAAAAGATTGTACTGGCTGAGTAATTCCAGCTCCACCAGCGATATCATATAATTCCCCACTTACGTTATCAACAGAACTTAATACCTCAGATACAGGAGATGGTACATTGCCAAAAAACCTTTGTCCTTGTTCTGAAAAACGACCTACTTGTTCGGTAGGTATAATATTAAGACCTAAGCCACCTGTTTCTCCACCGGCAATAGTGTCAAGATTTAACCCTTGAACCTGTCCACCTACTCCCTCAGCAGCTTCTAAAACATCTTTACCCTTACCTAAATTCATTAAATAATCTGCTCCACCAGCCATTAATCCAGTTTGAACTCCAGTTGCTAAAGACCTACCTAAAACACCCTCTCCAGCCTCTGTTTCCATATCTTTTAACCTGTCAAAACCACTTCCTAATAAACCAGTAGATGACTTTCTGCCTACTCCACTAGTATCAGTTACTCCCTCTGCTAGTTTTTCTCCAGCAAAAGAACCAGCTGCAGAACCAATTGCTTTTGCTATGTATGGAGTGGCTAATAGTCCTAATGGGCCTGTTAATCCAGTAAGTGCTCCTGCTGCTAATCCACCAAGAGCAGTACCACCTAGACTTCCTAGCTTGCCAAACAAACCTCTTCTCTTTTCTTGTTTTTCTAGTTTCTTAGCTTGTTTTATCTGTTCTTGTTGTGCAGTTGATATATCTCTTTTTAATCCCATTCCAAATAACTGTCTAGAAATTCCGGGGATATAACCACCAGTTTGATACTTCATAGGTTGAGCATAGCCACCGCCCATATATTCTCTTATTGTTTTTCCTTTATCGTATGACATAATTATATCCTTTAAGTTTCTATAAATGTTTTCCAAACTGATGTAACAAAAAACTCCATAGATGAAGTCGTTATACCAGTATGAGATGCATCAATGGTAATTGCAACAATATCACCAGCTCCAACAGTTGGACTAGCACTCCAATCAGAAGTATTAATTGTAATAGAAGTATAATCAACAAAGGTAGTTGAATAAGTATAGTTACAAACTGAGTCTTCTGTATTATCTCCGTTATCAATTTTTTTAATTGTAAATACTATATTATCAGTATTATCTGTTAGATTCGGTGGTCTAAAGATAAGTTTATGACAAATCATTTTAAATGGAGTTAAATATCCTTGAGCACTTCTCATAGAAGTTAAATCTTCACTACTACCCCAAGGAAGGTAAGTCTCTACTGTGTCTAAATCTTTAGCAAAGTTATGATTAAATGTTCTATAATCTAAAAACTTTCTTTTGTATACTAGTTCATTAGTAGTTAATTTTTTATCAATAATTTCATTACCATCACGAAACATATTGGATTTAAACACAACTCCTTTGTGTTTTCTTCTAACAACTAATTTTCCATTATCTAAAGTGACTAGAGTTCCACCTTCTTGTAAAGAAGATGCTGGTGAACCATCACTAAAAGTTTGAGGATGTTCAACAGAATTTATCAATCTTCTTATATTTCTACTCATTAACTAACTCTTTTTCTAACTTCTCTATATTCAATTTGTATATCATTAATATATAAACCAGTTGTAACCGTAGGTTCTATTTTAATAGCAACACTTTGACATTCAAAAGTAGCTGATGGTGTAAAGATAGCTATATCATAACCAGCTCCACTTGATTCAGACCTAGCCATACTCCCAGAATTAAAAGCAGTCCAAGTGTTATTTTGATTTACTTGATAATAAACCATTGCTGCTGTTATTGTAACGTCTGCAGTACTTCTATAATGAATATAAATTTTGTAAATTTTTTTAATAGTTGAAGGTGAATTAAAATTATAATCTGCTGTTGTTAATTTAAAATGCCCTAATGATGTAGAATCATTATCCCATTCTGTAAAATGTACTGTATTAGCTCCAGCACTTGCTAGATTAGTACTTTGCACATCGTAAGCGGATACTAATTGACCCTTACTCGTATTAACAAAGTTAGTTATAATTGGAGTAAAAGAACCACTAGAATTAGGAGCTATATGTTTTGCATATGAAAAAGCACTAGTTTTTAAATTGTATATATATGCATGTAATGCTTGGTCTGCCCTATCCATTATTATTACTTGGTCTTCTTTTGGTTCATAACCCAATGCCATTGTTTTATTAGCACAAAAGGTTGCCCAATCATTAGCGCTTATTTTACCTTCTACTAAATTTCTAACATTTCCACCATTATATAAAAATAATCCATTTAAGTTTGCCCATACTACACCAGCCTCACCTTTACATATTGAATAAGGTTGTGCTATGCCCCCAAATTCAATAGTATCTTCTAAAAACCAATTAGAGGGAGAGGGAGATGCAACATTTAATATTTGCAAAGTTCTTTGTTTGTATGCTAATAATCTATCTGAATATGATTCTAGTTTTACATAGTCTTCTCCGTCACCTACTGTGACATCTATAAAATTAGTATTTGGAAAAGTATCGTATTTTCCAATTTGACTAAACATTATTCTATCTCCAAAATGGTCAAACTCTTCTGAAGATGATAACTGACCTTCATTGTATAAAACATTAGCTACAAAAGCTCTTCTATTGCAAACTATAGCTGTTTTATATCCAGTACCTAAATCTCCAAAAGAAATTTGTTTTGTAGATTGTGGAAACCCATTTAAACTTGCATATGTATCTAAACTTGGAGACTTGTGTTTTAATATCCAATAATTACTAGATGGTGTTGTAGCATGAAAACCTCTATTTTCTTTTGTTGTATTAGCAGTTGAAGTTATTCTAAAGTTTTGAACTTTAGTTCCACCCTCAGCATCTTGAACCCAAGGATTGTAATCTCCATTAAGGGTTGCCCTTACTCCCTTTGTAATATCTATATCTGCAAATAAAATCCAATCATTATTAGTTTCTTTTTCTCTTATATATATTCTACCGCCACTTACTCTATCTGGATAAGTTTCCTCTTTATGTAGGTCTGAATTATCAATAATCCCAAAATTTGTAGGTGCTCTAAAATTAATAGTTATGTCTCCACTTCCATCTCCTGCAACTGTATGGCTTTCAACATCACCTATATGGCGATTATATAAGTCTAATACCCTAGAACCTCTAGGAAAATGTGTTATAGCACTATTACCATCTGTTCTAATTTCACTTACTCCTGCTCCATAACCCCCAGCTCTATCTACCAAAACACCAGTTGCTTCATTTCTATCTTGGTCTGCATACACATTAAAATATAATTCTTTAAAACCATCAGTAGGCGTAAATGATAGGTCGTATATTTTTAATAATGATTCTTGATTTTTGTCATATATAAATGTACCAGCAAACTCATAAGCAACTTTTTCCCAAGAACCTTCTCCACTAGCTTCTCCAACAGATATATTCCAACCCTTTCCATCTAAATTAAACTCACTAGAACCATCAATATCTCCACTTGCAATATGATTTCCACTAGTAGGTGCGGTTAAAGATGTGCTTCTTTCATAAAATTGATTAGGTAATGAACGAGATATGTTTGTAGTGGGATTACTAGAAGCTTCTTCAAAGTAAACAAATTGTTGTCTGTTTATTTTACCAAACCATTTTGGTTCTGATTTATTTGCAAATTGACCATCAGCAGTTCTTAATACATTGTCTGCGTAATAAAAAACAAATTCAGAGGAAGTTAAAGAATTTTCTTGGGTTGTTAATTTTATAGCATTTAAATCAAAAGCATCTGAGCTATCTGCGTATATGTCAACTTTTCCATCATCTAAGTTTCCTAATGCTAAAAAGTTATCTCCTGTAAAACCAGTAGCTCCAATATTTACAGTTGTATTGTCTGCTACATTTTCATCTTGAATTGTATCTTCAGCTAAAACTAAAAGACAATTATCTATATCTCCACCCATAGTAAGCATTACAGTACTTCCGTCAGAACCAACTATTGTTTGAGTGTTGGCTCTACTTAACTTACTTACAACAGTATACACACCGTCATTGTTAAGAGAACCTGTAATTTTTATTCTTGCTGGTAAAGTATCTTGTATTATATCATTACTAGTCCAAAAATCACTTTCATTTATAAAAATTTTATTACCGCCATTAAACACCAATGCATAATGACCACTTCCATCAGCACCAGAAGTAGGATTAGAAGTTGCACCTGTAGCTACAATAGATACTCCCCTTACCACAGTTGGGTCATCTGCCTCAAAATAAAACAAACCTCTTCCCGGATTAATAGACGCTGTATGTTTTGGAACTGTATTAGATTGCAAGGTAACAGCACTACCATCTGTTGCAGTTTTAAATAAACCTCTTGGTCTTAATTCGCCTCTATTGGAAACATCAAAATTATCTGATTCAACCACTTCTCCCATAGATAAATCTCTAGGATTTTTAACTGTATTAATACCACGACCAAAGTCATTAATGTTTAAAAAGTTTTTTGGCATTAATCTCTTATCTCTATGTGAACTAAATCATCAAAACCATTGTCTTTTACATCACCATCAGAATCCCAATCTCCTCCCCACCTTACTTTAAGACCTAGTTGTTTTGCAATACCTCTTATCATACCACCCATGTAATGAAACCCATCTCTATTTTTCCAATCTATTGGGTAGGGAGCTAAGTCTACAGCCTTACCTTCCATATGCTTTGAGTATTTAACCTTAGTAGCCCCCTTAGCCAACAGCTCTTTCTGTCGTTTTTCACTACGCAATCCTTCAATAATAGTAACATCCATTATTTTAATAAGCTCGTTAAGAACGTTGACTAACCTAGAGTCTACACCCTTAAGTCTTTCTTTGCTTTTTTTACCAAATTTAAACATTATCTTTTCTTTCTTTTTTTAGCAGTCTTAGCTGCTTGTTTAAAGTTCTTAGCAGTTGGTGCTCCTTTAGCTCCTTTTTTTCTCATCTTTTCGCCACTACCAGCTTTGATTCTTTTTTTCTTGGCATGTATGTTAGCGTATAGACCTTTCTTTTTTTTCTTTGGCATTACTTACCTCTCTTTTTTTTGGGAGATGCATGTTTCATTTGAACTTTAAAATTAGCCATTACGCTTGCACCTTTATGAGCTTTAAACTTACCACTATGTTTCATTAATTTATAACTACTACCAGACTTCATCCAATGGTAACCGGCAGGAGCTTTGACTTTTTTATTCATTTCTTCCTCTTCTTTTTAGCTTTATTTCTTTTGCTAATAGCTGCAGCTTTCTTCTTGGCATCTGCTTTAGAACTAGCACCCCAAGCCCTTAAAGAAAGTAATAGCCTAGTAGGTTTACCATTCTTTTTTTCTGGCCCGGGCATACCACCCATCCTCGCAAGGAATTTAGCTCTTCTTGGGTTATCGCCAGACTTTACTGGAGCTTTTAAAGTTCCACCTGTTTGTTTTTTATAACTAGCTCTTCCTTTTGCATTTAATCCTCCTTTAGGATTCTTACCTTCCTTGAGTTGCCAAGCTGGAGTCTTAGCCATTACTTAGAACCAAAGATTTTAGAGAAGAAACCTTTCTTAGATTTTTTACCCTTACTCCCACCAATCTTTTTACCTTTTTTCTTTTTCTTTTTAACATCTTCCATCATTGCATATTGTTCTTGATACTTATTCTCTTCTAGC